CCCACAGTCTGTGGGTAAAGAGTTCAACAACGCCGATAAAGGCAAAACTTTTAAAAGAGGTGGTGAGATGGCTACAAAAATGGGCAAACCAACAATGAAGGCTGGCATGAGCATGGCTAAAGACGGCATGAAAAAACCTACCCCTATGGCTAATACAGCTATGGGTGGTATGGGTGCTATGGGTATGAAAAAAGGCGGCATGCCTATGAAAATGAAAGACGGTAAAAAAGTACCTATTTTCATGAACAAAGGCGGTATGGGCATGGCTAAAGGTGGTGGCGTTGAGTCCAAGGGTAAAACCAAAGGCAAGATGATTAAGATGACCACGGGCGGCAGAACCTGCTAAGGAGCTAATCATGGTAAAACGAACAAAACGTTTTTTTGAAGGGGATGGAGTAAGCGATAGCGATAGCAACTCCGGGATGAAAGAAGAGCGCGACCGTATTGATGCAGAAGCGGCTGCGGAAAAAGCTGAAGCTGGCATGACGAGAAGTTATAAACCTGAAGCTGGCATGATGGAGAAAGAGCCTGAAGCAAACTTTAAACATACGCCAAAGGCTACTCCTAAACCCGCACCTGAGACATCATCGTTGCGTAGAGTAGGCCGTGAAGCAACCGAATCTGCTATTAGCAAAGCGGCAGAGCCATCATCTGTGCGCAAGCTAAGCCGTGAAGAAGGTGAGTCCATTAAGAAGTCGTCTGCGCCAGCTAAGCCCGATGTAACCAAGATGCCCGTCAATGATCGCATAAAGAAAAGTATTGAAGACAATGTTTCAAGTGCTAGATCAGGTAGCGGTAAAACTGATACTCGCTCTGTAAATGAACGCATCCGTTCTAGCATCCGTTCTACTTTTGGTTTTGCTAAAGGCGGTAAAGTCTCTTCTGCTTCTTCTCGTGGTGATGGTATTGCTACCAAAGGCAAGACTCGCGGAAGGTTGTGCTAAATGATGTCAAGTCGCGGTATGGGATCTATAGCTCCTTCTAAGATGCCCAAGGGTAGTAAAACTGCCCGAAAGGATGATACCGACTTCACACAGTATGCTGAAGGTGGCAAGACCAAGTCCAAAGTAAATGAGGCTGGTAACTATACCAAGCCCAGTTTACGTAAACGGATTTTTAACAGCGTCAAAGCTGCAGCAATCGTAGGTACAGGCGCAGGTCAATGGTCAGCACGTAAAGCTCAAGTTATGGCTAAACGCTATAAGGCTGCAGGTGGGGGCTACAAAGATTGAAAGCGCCACAGCAATCCCTTAAAAACTGGGGCGACCAGAAATGGCGTACCAAGTCGGGAAAGCCATCGTCAAAAACGGGTGAGCGGTATCTCCCAGAAGCTGCGATCAAAAGTCTCAGCTCTGCGGAGTACGCGGCTACCACCAAAGCAAAGCGTGCAGGTAAAGCGGCAGGTAAACAGTTTGTGGCTCAGCCAAAAGGCATAGCAAAGAAAACAGCAGGCTTTAGATAATGGCGTACACCAGTAACACTACCACTTTTAATTTAGATCTAAATGATCTGATTGAGGAAGCGTATGAGCGGGCCGGTATAGAGGTTCGCACTGGCTATGAGTTTCGTACAGCACGCCGTTCGTTAAACTTATTGACGATTGAGTGGGCTAATCGTGGTATCAATCTCTGGACAATCCAAGAGGGCGCTATTGCTATGGTGACTGGACAGTCTGTCTACCCAATCCCAGACGATACGATTGACTTGCTAGACCATGTAATTCGCCAAAACAACGGTACGGCTAGTACCCAGAGTGATATCAACATTAGCCGTATCTCTGAGTCTACCTACTCCACTATCCCAAATAAACTTACTACTGGGCGTCCTATCCAAGTATGGGTTAACCGCCAATCAGCGCAGACAAACGCTACATCTATCACTCTATCGACAACAATCACAAGCACTGACACGACTATTGTTCTTAGTAGCGTATCAGGGTTAACCACTACTGGGTTTATAAAGATTGACTCAGAAACAATTGGATATACAAACATTGACGGTACTAGTTTGATTAACTGTACCCGTGCCCAGAATTACACAACCGCAGCAGCACATACTGCTGGCGCGGCTATCTATGTTCAGAACCTTCCCTGTATTAACGTGTGGCCTGCGCCTAACGCTGGTGGGGACTACACTTTTATTTACTGGCGCTTACGGCGTATGCAAGACGCTGGTAATGGTGTTAACGTAGAAGACATTCCGTTTCGATTTATCCCATGCATGGTTGCTGGGTTGGCGTTTTATATTGCTTCTAAACGAATAGATGCTAGTCCTGAACGAATTGTATTTTTAAAGACTGAATACGAACAGCAATGGCTGTTGGCTTCACAAGAAGATAGAGAGAAAGCGTCGGATCGGTTTGTCCCAAGGCAGTTGTTCTACTAAGGTAAGTCATGCCAAGTAAGTTTGCTTCAGGCAAGTATTCGATTGCGGAATGTGACCGATGTGGGCAGAGGTACAAACTTAGCCAACTGAAGAAGGAAGTCATCAAGACTAAGCTATTTCAGATAAAAGTTTGTCCATCATGCTGGGATCCAGATCAACCGCAGTTGTCTCTTGGTTTGTATCCAGTAAATGACCCACAGGCGGTGCGTGAGCCTAGACCCGATACCAGTTATCAAGTTTCTGGCAATTTAGCAGATGGGTATAACGGGGGCGGTAGCAGAATCTTTCAATGGGGCTGGAACCCTGTTGGTGGGTCAAGCAGTTTTGATGCGGCGTTGACACCAAATAATTTGAATTTGGTTGTACAACTTGGTACAGTAACGGTTAGCGTAACTTAGGAGTTAAAAATGGACAAGAAAGACTTAAAGCAAGACAAGAAAATGATTGCTGGTGCTGTGCACAAGCACGAGAAAAAACTACACCCCGGCAAGCCAATGACTAAGCTCAAAAAGGGCGGCCCCACTTCTGAAGACCGTATGCGTCAAGGACGTAACATGTCCCGCGCAATGAATCAGGGGAGCAAGTAATGGCTACCTTTAGCAAAAAAATAATGGGTAAAGAAGTTGGTGACGCTAGCGTCTACGCCGAGCCACACACAATGGATGGCAAGGCAATGAAGGTTACTTCAAACGGCAAAGAGCCAAGCAGTAGCAAGCTAGATACGATGGATGTCAGCATTGGTGCTATTAGCAAATCTGCTGGCAATGAGCCTATTAAAACTGACGGCATCAGAATGCGTGGTACTGGCTGTGCTACTAAAGGCGTAATGTCAAGAGGACCAATGGGATGAACTATTCCGAGTTAGTAACGGCAATTCAGACCTATACGGAGAACAACTTCCCGTCTACCACTTTGGCGGACAGCACGGTTGTGTCTTCAACGACTCAGATTAACCGTCTGATTGAGCAGGCTGAACAACGCATTTACAACACGGTACAGTTTCCATCGCTTCGCAAGAACGTGATTGGAGCCACAATAAGTGGTTTTAAATACGTTTCTGCCCCAGATGATTTTTTAGCTACGTACTCAATGGCAATCATTGAAAATTACGGCACTAGCACAGAAAACTATACGTTTCTTTTAAACAAAGACGTTAACTTTATACGCGAAGCCTACCCACAAACAGGTACGGCGTATAACGGATTACCTAAGTACTACGCGTTGTTTGGCCCCACTGTGGACATTGCCGGTCTTATTCAGCCAGAGTTATCTTTTATTGTTGGCCCAACTCCCAATGCTGTGTACAACTTAGAACTGCATTATTACTATTATCCCGAGTCAATTACCACAGTATCTTCCGGGCAAACTTGGCTGGGCGATAACTTTGATACTGTCCTCTTGTATGGTTCGCTGGTAGAGGCGTACACATACATGAAAGGTGAGCAAGATTTAATTGTGCTTTACGATACAAAGTACAAGGAAGCATTGGCCTTGGCTAAACGCCTCGGAGATGGTATGGAGCGTCAAGATGCTTACCGTTCTGGTCAATATAGACAGGCGGTGACTTGATGGCGTTTACTGGGAATTGGACAACCAATGCGTTTAAGACGGGCTTAATGGATGGCACGTTTAACTTTACGTCTGGCAGTTTTTATCTGGCTTTGTATACCAACTCAGCAACGCTTGACGCAACCACAACGGCTTATACGGCTACGGGCGAAGCGTCTGGTGGCAACTATGTAGCGGGCGGTAATTTGTTAACCATAGCGCAAGCCCCCACGATTGGTAGCCAGACTGGTGCGGCTACAGCGTATATATCGTTTGATAACACATCATGGACGGGCGCTATTACTGCACGGGGTGCGTTGATATACAAAGCAGGGGCTGGTGGAGCAGTTTGTGTATTAGATTTTGGCGCAGATAAGACTTCTACAGCCACATTCACCGTACAATTCCCGTCTGTAACTAGCACTTCAGCAATCATAAGGATTTCATAATGTTAGTAACAACCACTAAAGGCGACATGGACGATTCTTTGCTTGAAAAGCGAGAAGGAACCGTGGATAACGACAACGAACTCACCACATGGGTGGAGTACTGGTTAGAGGGTGAACTTGTTCACCGTTCTGCACATGTGACCTTGAAAAAAATGCCCACTTTTGCCGGTGGCGAAACCGCTTCTTTAGCATAAAGGAAATATCATGGCAAATACTCAAGCAATGTGCACCTCTTTCATGGGCGAGTTAATGACTGCGACTCATAATTTTGGCACTGCACCAACCCGTGGAACGAGCGCAACTGACACATTTAAAGCGGCCTTGTACTTAGCTTCAGCCACTTACAACGCGGCAACCACGGCATACGCTGCTACTGGAGAAGTCTCTGGTACAGGGTATTCTGCTGGCGGCATAACGGTGACGGCAGCAACTCCTCCTACCGCAACTAATGCTTCAGCAACTGCGGGCGTGGCGTTTTTTACGCCTTCAGCGTCGTTGACTTACACAACCGTTACGTTAACTACAGCGTTTGATACCGTGTTGATTTACAACTCTACACAGTCTAACAAAGCAGTCAGCGTCCATACGTTTGGTTCACAGACCATTACTGCTGGTACGTTCACTTTAACAATGCCTTCAAACACAACTACAACCGCTTTGTTGCGTTTGTCCACAACCTAATAGGGGTGTGGCATGTTTGGCATTTCCTCGTTTGCTGAAACACCATTTGCGTCTCTTGCTAGTGTCAGTATATCCGCTGCCCTAACGGGGGTCTTAGCCACAGGTAATGTTGGAACAGTTAGCGTCGATGAAAGGTCGTTTGCCTTAACGGGGACTTCCGCTACTGGAGACGTTGGAACAGTTACTGTAGGTGCTAGAACGATTGCCCTGACAGGCATTTCTGCCAGCGGAGATGTAGGAACAATATCTCACGGGGGTGCTACTTATTCCATAAGTGGTGTTGGCGCAGTTGGAAATATAGGTACAGAAATAGCTAACCAAGGCATAACAGGTAATGTAGCAAGCGGCGCGGTTGGAACTGTTTCAGCGGTTTACTGGAGCACTATTGTTACCGTTGCAGACGCTGGCTGGACATTAATCAAGACAGAGTAAGGAATAAATATGGCACTCGTACTAGCAGACAGAGTAAAAGAAACTACCACTACGACTGGTACGGGAACCGTGACGCTTGCCGGAGCCTCAACTGGGTTTCAGTCTTTTGCCGTTATTGGCGACGCAAACACAACGTACTACACCATTGCAGGTCAGACAAGTAATGAATGGGAAGTTGGGATTGGTACGTATACCGCATCAGGAACAACCCTAGCCCGCACAACGGTGTTATCAAACAGTTCAGCTACACAGCCATCAGCACTTAGTTTTAGTGCGGGCACTAAAGATGTGTTTGTAACATACCCATCAAGCCGTTCTATTTACGCTGACGGCGCTGTCCTTACGGCATCTAACAGTGCAATACTACCTGTAGCATCAGGTGGCTCTGGGGCAGCCACTTTAACGGGTGTTTTAAAAGG